TTTGATTTCCTGAACTTGTTTTAATTCCTGAAAAGATTATTTCACTCTTTGTCACCTTGTGACTTATCTGCGCGTTGGTCATTTGAAATTCATCATTCACGCCTAACAAGTCAATCTTTTCACGGAACTCTGGGATAACGGATATATTAGCACTTGATAACGTGTACCGAGTGAAAAGTACCTTCCAATTTTTGTAGGCAAGTAACATATTACAAGCCCAAAGCCCAACGGTGAAAGACTTTGCCGAACCACGCCCACCCGTTATGAGGAAGTAACGCGTCCGCGGTTGCCACAGGGCTTGGTATTTATCACTAACCTTTATCTCCATTAAACCAATTCTAATTTAAGTTGTGCAATGTGCGCCTTGTATCGTTTTTCCTGTGCTTCAAAATATTCAGCATCCAATTCAAAAGCCGTAAAATCAAAACCCATTTCATAGGCTGCAATACGGCTGCTTCCACTTCCTAAATGTGTATCAAGTATTTTATCGCCTTGCTTTGCGTAGTTACTTAAAATCCATTTGTAAAGAGCGACGGGTTTTTGTGTTGGATGAATTTTATCAACTTGATTATGTTTATGTATTGAATAAGTAAATAATTTGGCAGGTTTTTTTAATCCCATACTAATCCACGCATATTCTAACGTAGCAAAGTTTGGCATTGCTTGCTCTTTATTCCAACACAAAAAATATTCGCTTGGTGGTAATTGAAAATTATTCGCACCCCAAACTATTTGATTTTTACTAACTCTAAATAATTCTTTCCAATACTCATTACTTGGTTTTTCATTGTTTACGCTTTCCATTCTTTGAAATCTTTTAGCGTGTACATCTTTTTCACTTGGGTTTGTCGTTACATTCTTAAACCTTTCAATCCCATAAGGCGGGTCAACAATTGCCAAATCAAAGTATTTATCAGGATACCTTGCCATGCCTTCCATGCAATCCTCATTCGTAACCTCGCTTATAAATTTATTCACCTTGCTTATTTTCCTTTGTAAATATAATCGTTGGCACGGTCACCTTTTCCCCTTGCGTCGTAATATCAATGTTTTGCTTTGACTTGCCATACGCCCTATCAAGGAGCAACTGTGCCGCCTTGATGTCACCCTTTGCCGCCTGTTCCCTGAGCTTCATGATAATTGCCTCGGCTGCCGTGATACCGTCTTTTTCCTGCCCCATGACATTCGCCATAATCAAGTCAAGGGCTGGAAGTTTCTTGGGGCGACCGTTTGGGTTGCCTGATTGTCCCTTAACAAATGGAGTAAGATTATCTTTGCGGTCGGCTTTTTTCACTGTATTTTCACTGTTTAATTAAATACAAGAACTCATTTCTTGCTTTGTCGTCATCCTTAAAAACACCCAGCAACTTCGTTGTAATTGTCCATGTATCATGTTTCTTTACCCCACGCATACACATACAAAGGTGCTGAGCCTTTAACGAGACTGCAACGCCTTTACAATTCAATTCACTTTGTAATCTTTCAGCGATTTGGGTTGTTATTCGCTCTTGATTCTGTAATTTATTTGCATATAAATCCACGCATCTTGCAAGTTTACTCAATCCAACTATTTTATCATTTGGAACATAAGCTACATTTGCAACACCAAAAAAAGGTGCTATGTGATGTTCGCACAACGAGTAAAAAGGAATATTAGTTTGAATAATCATTTCATCTGTGCCCTCAGCGTCAAAGGTTGTAAAATTAAAATCCTTGGGATCTAAAAATTCTTTCAGGAATTTAATATATCTTTTAGGTGTTTCCTTTAAACCATCTCGATTAGGATCTTCGCCTAAATATTGCAATATCCTTGCAAAATTGTCTTCAACTGGCGTTTCGTTTTGCTCCCAAGGGAAAACCAACCATTTATCTTTTAATTCATTTTCTGTTTGTTTATCAAATAAACCTATGAAAGGTTTGTTATATTTTGCATAATTAATCCTTGTTTTGCCGCTGTCAATTAAATCGTCAATAATAATATCAGCTTCATCAGGATTTGATACAGGGTTTAACATAGCTGAAATATATGTACCCCCTCGAGGAACACCATAGTATTTTAAAGAGATATCCAATAACGATACTCTTTTTTTTATTTCATCCCAACTTACAATATATTCCATAATTTATGATTTTGTACCGATAATTTCCATTTAGGATTATCTAAGCAAAGTTTTATACAATGCTTTAAATTTTTATCGTTTATAGTAAATCCATCTGAATGAGGACTTATCCAATAATGTTTAGCTTTTATACTTGGATTTGGCACATCTTGCCCCTCGTGTCTAACATATCTTAATTCGTCAACCGTTATATTAAAATTTTTCTCAATAACGTGTTCAGCTACTTTAGGACTTACACAAATGAAATCTAAGCCATGTAAAGGTTTATGTAATCCACTTGTTTCAATTGCTTGATAAAAGCCCTTAGATTTAAAATATGTAACTATTTCATCGGTTAATTGGTCTAATGGTTCGCCCCCAGTCCATGTAATTTCTTTACATCCTTTAGCATTTGCATTAATCCATTTTAAAATGTCTTCTACATTGTAATCTTTACCACTTTCAAATTCTGTGTCACATTTTATGCCCATAGCGAAACAAGCCATTTTTGCTTTGCAACCAGTTGTTCTAATAAATATTGTTGGCGTTCCTACTCTTGCTCCTTCGCCTTGGACTGAGTAAAATATTTCTGATAATTTAAGGTTCATATACAACTGTTGAAGATAGCGTCTCAGCTAACGATATTTTAAAAATTGGTAAATTAGAATTATTTTTTATTTCAGTAAATAACCAAACTGCCATATTCTCTGCACTTGTTTCAAATGGAAGAGTAATGTAAGGTTCATTTGCTAAAGACAATATATTACATAAAGCGTCATGTTCATGTAACAAAAGCCAATGACAATATTTTTTAATAATTGGCTCAACTAATTTGTCAATTTCAGAAAATAATAAGGTAACTCCACTTTTTTTATTTATTTCTTCAAACTTAAATGAACAAATAACTTTGTAAGTGTGACCATGTATTCGACCGCATTTTTCATCGGCATTTTTGTTTCTATGTGCCGCGTAAAAATGATATTTTTTTTCTATTTGAATCATATCCAATTATTTTTTTTTGCCTCGTAAAAACCTTTTACTCTTAATTCAGTTGCTGGATTGTTATTTATTCCCATTCCCCATTCATTCATATTTTGATTGCCGTTGTAATCAGTCAAAGTATCATTTATAATAACATCTAAACAACCTAAATCTTTTGCTAATTTCCAAGTCTCAGCCTTATTTATATACATCAATGGAGTATGTATTCTAAAATCACCATTACCATAAGCAAGTGATAAAACATTTTGCATCGCATCAATACTCGTTCGTCTACAATCTGGGTAGCCTGAGTAATCTGTTTGACAAACACCAGTAATCAAATCATTTATACCTAAATCGGTTGCATAACTTCCAGCTATTGACAGAAAAAGTATATTACGACCACTTGTAAATGATGCTGGTAAATCTGAGTTTATGTGACTTTTATCATTATGACTTGTTTTCTCTGTTAAACTTGATTTGCCTAAAAGTCCTTTTATATTAAATATTTTATAATCAATACCAGCATCTAAAGCAATTTTTTTCGCTTGCTCAAGCTCTTTAATGTGCATTTGCCCATAATCAAAACCAACGGCATAAACTTTATCAAATTGTTTTTTTGCCCAATAAAGACAAGTAGTTGAATCTTGCCCACCACTTAATAGAATTACTGCATCCATTTTTATAAATTTTGTTCTGCGTATTTAGAAAATTTGACCCATTCTTTAAAATTATGCTCTAATGCCATTCTTGTTTTTAATCTACTATTATTTTTTTTAATTTTATCAAATGTTTTCCCATTAAAGATAAAAATTGTTCCGCTCATATTACCGTAAATCCAACTCGTACTATCAACAGAATAAAAAGGATATTTATTCATTCCTTTTAAATTAGTAAAACCAAGCCCATGAACTTTTGTATTATTTTGCCTTGCAATTTTTAATAAAGGGGTAAATACATCATACTCAGTTCTTTTAATTTCTTGCGTTACTATCCCTCCAATAGATATATAATTATAATCTTTACACATTTGTTTCCAATAATCCAAACCTCTATTTTTATGCCAAACTGGAATACATTGTCTTTCTGTAATTCTTTCTAATATTACTCTTAATCTTTCAACTTCTTTTAATCCTACAATAGAATCAATATCTAACTCAAAAAAATATTTAATGTTATGTTTTTTTACAAAGTTTGCATATTTTATTACATAATTTTCCCAATTTATATTGTCGTCTTTTTTTGATGTCATAAATGTAAACGCGCCACTATCAAGTAGATAATTTTTAAATCTACTTATTACATTTACTTCCCATTTTGCTACATGATAAAAAGAATTTAATCTATTGTAATTATAATCTATGTCTTTTGACAACTCATCTAAATAACCAGGCACTCCCGCCAAATAAATAATCATAATCCTAAAAGTTTAAATACAATTTGCTCTTTGCTTCCTGAATGTTTTTTCAATGCCTCGTTGACTAAATTAAAATCATCCTCAGTATATTCAAGAATAATTTTAAATTTTTCTTCCTTTTCTTCATTGTTTTCTTCAAAGAAATCATCCAAATTTATATCTTGATTAAACTGCGGTATCTCCAAGCCCCACGCTTCCAAGTCCACCACTTCCCAATCGTTCGCAAGTGTGTCCCAGTCCCATTCGCCAAAGGCTACATTGTCCGCAATGATAAACCGCTTCTTTTCCTCCTGGGTTAAATCGCTGCTTCGTTTTACCCATGCGTCATCAACGTCCGTGAAACCAAGTTCTTGCAAAGCCCTGAGCCTCATATTTCCCCCGAGAACCACGTTATTTTCATCAATGACCATTGGGCGAAGGCTAAGCATCTTTGGAAACTCCGTGATACTTTGCTTTAGCTTTTGAAACTTTTCGTCCCTTAGGACGCGTGGATTGTTCGGGTTTGGTTTTATATCTTTTAGCTTCATATTTTCTTCAGCAACTCTTTAATTAATCGCTTATAAACCTTTGTTTCAATTTTCTTTTCCAACCGCCTTTGTGCATTGATTTCAGCCGCCCTTTCTTTCCACCGTCTTTCTTGTTCAGCATCATAAAAACCGCCTGAGCATTGTAATTCATTACCGCCAGACTTATGCAACCTATACAAATCTTCAACCGTGTTTTTATCTTCTTTTGGGTCAAACGATACGTCATTATTTCCTCCAGATGTTCCCATTATAAACTTTCCATTATTGATAACCTTAAAATATTTACCTTCTTCAAATCCCTTTCCTCTTGTAACCACTTTCGCCCCGCCTCTAAGTCAACAAAGTACGCGTCATCTTTATCTAAAGCCTTAGTAAAAAGGTGGATTAATTGTAATTCGTTTTTGTATGTCCGCACCCCAGGGATATTAAACTCCTTAATTTCC